CCGCTTCAACATCGCCAGAATCCCCAGCATCAGAAGCGGAGTTGAATAAGTACAAACCGTATGCTCCACCACCAACTGCCGGATCTGTATTGGCTGATTTCCAACCTGCTTTACCAGCATCAGTTCCATCATTATCTGGAGATTGATCTCCAAGGAGACGAATAAATGTAAGGGAGTTGTTGTTCTTTAACCACGCTTGAGCAGCATAAGCGGCAAAAGTAGGAGCAGTCGGAACTCCATTTCTCCATAAGTCACTTGCTTCTCCACCAGCAACTGGATTTCCAAAAATGGTTACAAACTCAGAAAAAGAATCAACTTTTACTGGCTGCATTGCCGGACCTCTACGGGAACGACCGATTACGAGAGGTCCGATTGCCTCTGGTGTCTTAGGGAGTTGTGAGTTATCAATTTCCTCAACGTGAACTCCGGGTGAAACAAACTTAAAATCTTTTGCCGACATTTTATTCTATTCTCCTTTGAAACGTCCAATATTCTTGACGAATTTATTTCTCTAATAAATAGTGTTTCTTTTTTCCAAAGTCCAAAATTATTCTCTATACTTACCATCCACTGCTGTATTTGACCTGTTTGTTATTCCATCACCACTTACAGACAAAGGATCGTCGTATACAACGTGTTCTCTTGGGATCTTTACTTCAACGGCGTTTTCTCTAATAGAGAACTTTGGTGTGTCTTGGTTATTTCCTTCTCCTATTAAGTATCCTAATACTTTTAAATCAACTTTTGTTTCAAATCTTCTTTCTTCTGTTGTCATCTCTGAAAGATTATTGTTAAGACTATAATCTCCTTGGACAAATGTCTCATAGCGATGACCTTCTCTTTCAATCATAAAACTGTTGATTGTTCCCGGTCTTGTTATAAAAGGTTGCATTAGTTCGTTCATCTGCTGCTGATACTCTGTTCTCAATGTAATTGAATAGGTAATCTCAACATAAACAATAGGCGGAATAGAAATATATTCATAGACAACTTTGCTTGTTGATTGTCTAACAAAGTTAGGTCCGACCCTGTTGTTGTATTTTTTATTAGCATCTGCATTTGCAAAGTTAGAAGTCTTGTCTTGCTTTATTCTTCTCGCAATAACAAGAGAGCCACCTTTTTCTGGTTGACTTTGTATTGGGAACTGATCTCCATAAAAGGCTCCTCTTGTGTTGAGATCTTTTACAATAGCAGTTCTTTCAATAGTGATAACAGGCAATATAATCATACCTTCGTTATCTCTATAGGTTTCGTTATTCTTAATCTGAAATGATCTCTCGGAAGAAACCCAAACAACAGGTGTTTTCTTCCATCCTGTATTTGTGGTTGAGTGAAGATCCAACTTCTCATTGACATAATCATAGATTGCATAATCAATCGTCTCAAATGTTGAAGGCGAGAAATGCAGATCATCATCATATCTACTGGCTTTTTCAGATGGTATACCTGTATATCTGTTATCAATAGCCATTGAACGTTCCTTTTCTTGCTCTCTTACAAGTAGCCATTATTTCCATTTTATGTTCCACTTGACCAAATATTTGCCTTGGCTCGTTTAAGGTTACGATTTCATAGTGGAACTGACCGTATAAAACAAAGTCACCTTCTCTTACAAACAAATTTTGATCTTCGGTTAATCTTCGCTTGTGGAAGTAAATGTTAATACTTGATTCTTTATCTACTCCCATATTTGCTGTGCTTGTTTCTTGACCTTCCCAACCAATCAAAGCATAAACTCTAATAGGCGGCAAAAAAGTCTTATTTATACTTTCACCATATAAAGGATGAAAGTTAGTTTTTTCAAGACTTATAGGATAATAAAGGATTGTTTGACCTATGACCCTCTCAATGATCTCATCATTGATCTGCTTGACGAGATTGCGCTCTTTCTCCCCAGTAAATAAGGGAGGAGGAGGTGCTTCGGGTTGTGACCATTTGTTGTTTGCCATTTATCTTATCCTACAAAAAGTGAAGGTGGAATATTCTTTAATACATTTTGTGCTGATTCACTTATGCTGCTATCTTTTTCAGCAAGTTTTTCATAAGTGAGTTCATCAAGCACAGTTTTCAATTCATCTCTCAATGCTTGTTGTTCTTCTTTGGCTTGAGATAAAAGTTCTGAACCGTTCATAGATATGCTGTCATTTGGGATTGGAATAGAAGCAAACTTAGATCTAATCAATCCGAGCATTTCTTTTGCTAAGGCAAGAGCAAATCTTCTAATCCATTGCTTACCAATAGCATTAATCTTATCGTATGGTATATTCTCGAATGGAAGAGTGTTCATATTGTTGACACCGGAAGCACCATCTTCTTTTCCTGCTTCTTCAGACCAAGGATCAGTTGCTACTGTAAACTCAACCCAATAACTTGTTGGTCCACCTGAATATGGCTTTGGGAATAATCTAAGTTTATTATCTTTAATCTCATAAGAAAAATGAGATGCTCTTGTGTAGATTGAATCTTCAAAAGCCATTGCTTGTGCTTTGTTTTGCCAAGTTGGGATTAGTTCAAATGTAGAATCATCTGAGTATTGTCCGTAATAAGACAAGTTGCCTACAGTATTCAGACCGCCATAGTAGCCATAAAATCTCCACATAGCATTAGGAGTTTTATAATATACTTTTCTAATGGTGACTCTTTTGTCTCCTGTAGCACCGAGTTTTCCATAAAATGGGCTATCTGCATCTGTCAAAGAAGTGTCGCTGATAATGCTTTGTAGATCGTAATCTTGTTTATCTACAACCGCTGTAAACGAAGCAGAATAGATTGGGGTTGTTCCGCCAATCCCTACTTGAGTAGAAACTGCATCGCCAACTCTCATAGCATACTGGAAATCAAACTTTGGATATTTTAAGCCTACCTCTGATCCACTAAGAGTATCTCCGCTAACCAACTCACCATCTGAATCAAATGATCCTGTTCCAGCACCAAGAACACTTCCAAGAACATTCTTGGCTTGATGAACATTAATTAAATAAGAATATTCAAGACACGCCTCTTCATAAGCAGCATAAACTTGATACTCTGTAATCTCAATGTCTAATACATCACCGCCGAGTTTCTTATATACATAAGTTACTTGGTCTGCTGCACCTTCCTTAAAAGCATTAAGTGCTTCTTCTGATTGAGCGTGTTCAATGTATACGCCATAAGGAAGCGGATTGTCTGCGTTATTAACATTAGCAACTGTTCCAGTTACTGGTAGTCTTGAAACGCTGGTATTGCTTGCTGGTGTTAAGGTTGGGTAAGCCATTTATTTAATCTCCTTGACACGACTGTATCATAGTAATTAGTTGCCCTTAGAAGATAAAGCAAAATAGAAACAAAAAAGCCCCGCCAAATGAATGACGAGGCTCTTTGTGTTACTTAAAACCTAATCAGATTATCCGAGAAGATCTTGACAGATAACAAGACCGTACATATCAGGTCTAACCATCTTCTTAGCGTAACGGGTCATAACACCCTTACGAGGTACGAAGTCCTCGACACCGAAAATGGTTGGAGTTACCTGAAGTGGTACATAAGGTGCGTATACATATCCGCTTTCAAGGAACGATCCACCTTTACGTCCAACAAGAACAACGTTTCTTGGGAAGTAAGGATCGACGTATACATCAAACTTCTTGCTCAACGAACCAACGTTAACAGCACCAATAGTTCCACGGTCAGCATCGTGAGTTACGCTTGCTCTGAAGCCAGCAGTGAACTCAAGGATGTTAGCAACTTCTGGGGAAACAACTACGAAGTTTGCTCCACCACGAAGTGTCTTTCTGTGGATTTGTGCCGAAACATCATTGATGGTTTCTGCAAGAGTTTCGTACCATTCGGAAACAGTACCAGTGAAGTCAGCACCAAGCAATGCTTCGTTAGCAGCAGAACTGATTGGAGCACCAGTGTCTCTTACAACGAACTTGCCCGGACGACGGGACCAGTATTGAGTTCCAGCAGTAGCACCTTTGATAAGGTCTTCAAGAATCTCTCTGTCGATCTCAAGAGCGATCTGCTCAGAAAGGATGCTTGTAAGTTCAACTTCTGCATCAAGGTTGTGGTAAGCATTGAGGTCTTGACCCAATTCTGGTGTCCACTTAGCCTTGAGTTTCTTGGTCTGAGCAGTAACAGCAACGGAATCAACTTTGATGTCGATTTCTGGGATTGCTGCTTGGTTTTCAAGTTGCCACTCAGAAGCACCAACAACAGAACCAATAGCGTTGCTTGCGTTGAAGTTGTCATCGATTGGGAAACTCAATGTGAAGTCAGCACCAGTTACACAGTGAAGCAAGTTTGTTCCGTCGATTGGAGTATCAGTTCCGTTACCCAAAACTTGTGAACCAGTTGCTTCAAATACCAACTTAAGTTTGAAAATCGCAAGTTCAGGATCATCACCAACAGAACCAGTAGATACTTCAGTCAAACGACGAACAAGACGACCACCAAGGATACCTTGACCTGCAACTGTAGAATCTTTTGTTCCGATTGCTACCAAGTTTCTCAAGTCCATTTGCGCCAAGTCAGAAGTACCTGTCATTTCAAAGACTGCAACTTGTGAACCAGAGAGGTCTGCGTCAAAACGAACGAGTTTATCAAGTGTTCTCTGTGCAGCAACTGTAAGTGGGTAGTCATCCTGATTAGAAGAAGGACCAGCAGCACCAACAGTACCAGAAGCAACCAAGAATAATGGATTTACAGAAACATCAATCAACTCAGAACCAGTTGGGCTTGAAAAACCGTTGTTCAAACTGTATGGTCCTCTTTCAAGGTTGTCACCTGTGAGTGAAACACCACCAGTCAACTGACTAG